GGTGTGACGCCGTTGAATGTGATGTCCCATCCACTAATGGTGACATGTGACATTGCACTGTTGACAGGATGAGCACCCCACCACACTGTGACGATCTTGTTCTCTGCAATTGTTGAGATTTGAATAGCTTGTGTACCTGTCGTAGCCACACCTTGCTTGAGCTTCAACCACATCTCAAAGCCGTAGCGCGGACCTACACGACGATCGGTGTATGTAACCATATTGTCGAATGCAGGAGAGAACTTCGATGTCAAGTTCTGCTCACTATCGACCACATTCAGCCCACCGCCGAAGTCGCGAATAGTGGTGTTCTGTAGTTTAGCTGTAGGCCGCTGCTTCTTAGGTCTGCCTAACGGCTTACGCATGCGTGCCGACATCTGCACCATTAGGTCCACCTATTCACGGTCGAGCGTGTTGACGAGATGGTGTCTAGTGGGATGTTGAATTGATTACGATTGTACTGACTGAGTGCATCCTGAAACAGCATCTTGAACTTGTCACTATCGCCGGGGTTTGTTCCGTCGCCTTCTAACACATCCCAACAGGTGCCGAGTATGAGCAACTGCGTATCTACGTATATCTCGTCGCTGTCTTCTTCAAAGTCATCAGGCTTCGTGCGATATGTGACAAACACTGTGCCTGTAGTAGTAGGCGGTAGAACCTTGAACAGCTTCGCTGAGTTCCTACCCGCTGGGCATATGCTAGGATAGCTGATGCTAGTATGACGTGCGCTCATGGGCGCGATAGGCATCGGCTTGTCTGATCCTTCATGGAACACACTATGCAGATCACGCCAATCCTTGATCAGCTCCGCCATGTCTGTAGTGATGAAACCATTCACACCATCTAACGTGTGTGGTTCCTGATACGTCATGTATTCAGGTATCCAATACTCTCTGAAGATCAAATCAAACTTGTGCTGAATAGCTAACTGTATACGAGGCTCTGCGTATATCTGCGCATCTAAGCCTTCAACGAGTGCCAAACGCTGCAACACCTTCGTAACTAAGTCACCGAATGTGATCATGGTTTGTCCCACTCATTATATATAGCTCTCACGGTTTTCACGCCGTGAGAGCTATCGCATTGACAACGTTACTCTTTCTTCGACGTATACGCGGCAGGCTTCGCACCGGCCTTGTCAGCAGGAGCAGCCGTAGTGAGTTGGCTCTTCTTGACAGTCACCACGTTGCCATCTGCGAGCGTAGCAACGACGCAATCACCGTCCTTCTCATAGCCGGGATCAGTAGGAACGGCGTCACGTACTGCGACGACGTTCTGATTGTTGTACTGCTGAGCATATTCGGCAGTCATTGTTGTCCTCCTGTTGTTACGTGAGTTGTTATACGATCACATGCGCAGAGCCGTGCAGATTGCTCCGATCAACGAAGCACGAGAAGCGATACGTACGCACACCATCAGGTGCAGCGTTAGGCGTGTACGCACCACGCGGATCGCCCGAGGTGAGTGATTGCGTGACTACGCCAGCCAACAACGCGCCTGCTGTTGCTGCAACGTCACTCGTCATCTCTCCGCTCATCGCGGTGTGGAGCACCTTATAAGGCACACCAAGGATAACACCGACGCCGATGCTGAACGTACCAGATGCAGGCACGATCACATACGCAACGTCCTTGAACATCTTCTTACTGACAACAGCGCCAGCAATAAGCGTGACGTTCTCACGGATAGCCTGACCGAGGTAGTCATAGCCCACGATCACACCAGCACCACCCGCGCCTGCGGTAACTGAGATGCTGCGACCATAGCGGCCCATGAGGAAATCAGACTGCACCACAGCAGGGATGACGTTGCCTGCTGCTGCGAGAACCTGACCATTAACAAGCACGCCCGCGCCTGCCGTAGCAACTGCGGGAATGTCTACAGTAGTAATACCATCGGTGCCGACATCAGCCGCGTAGCAACAATCAGCCACACGGTGATTAACACGACGCATCGAGGGGACAGCGACTTGTACAGCCATAGCTATTCGTCCTTCTCATCTACCTGCTCTACAACTTCAGGAGTGCCGAGCAGCTTGTTGACAATATCCGGGTCGCCTTCAAGCAGCTTAGTCACTGCTTCAAGTGCCTGCTTCTGTCTATCAGACAACCCACCGTTAGCTTGCACCATGCCAACAGGAGTATCGTCGCCGCCCTCTAGCAACATCGGCACTAGATTGCGGTCGAGCTTCATGCGTAGTGCGTCTTCATGAGTGAGGAATACACTATCACCACGTAGAGTGCGAACCATGTATCCTTCAAGCTCAACAACCGTAGGCACAACACGAAAGCCAATGTCGTCTTTGACGGTGCGATTGACTGTAGTCGTTCGTTTCACCGGCTCAATCGTGTACGCAGGCACAGGACGTTTACGTTCGTCCATTGACATCGCCTGCATGGGCCTATCAGCAAAGCTGACCACTGTGGTTTCACTAGGCATGCTTAACTCCTGCTATACAGCGTATAAGCTAGATTAGTCGTTGACGACTGCGTGGGTGCGATACTGCTTCCACGTGCAGAACTGGCACTGCGTGATGACGCGTTGGCCGTAGCCGTCGATAGTCCACGGCGCAGTGAGGTCAACGTTCTTCATGTTGTTGTCACCGAGGATGTGCAGACGCAGGTAGGTGTCGTTGAGGAAGTATGCACGATCCACTGGGCACGACTCGTCGTAGATGATAGGCACGCCATTGTGCGACACGCCATCGAAGCCGAGGTCCATCATACGCTTGCCGCTGCTTGTGTTCGTCAGCGGGATGGTCAACTTACTACGAACTGCTGCACGATACAGCCTGTAGTGATTACGACCAGTGATGATGACCTTCGGACGCTCTGTGCCCTGCTTCAGGTCAAGCAACACGTCGTCGTATGCCTCTTCGATGTTCGTAGCGTTGAGTGTGCCTGCGAAGTCGTAGCTTGACGACCTCCATTGCACTTCTGCCGCACGATCAACGCCAGCAAGACTACCCGTAGTCGGATCGTCAGGCACCAAGAGTGCAAGACCGTTCGGATCATTGCCACCACCGAAGCCGTACAGGTACATCGAGAACTTCTCCTTGATGCTCATCTCAAGAGCCTCAAGTTTACCCTGCAACAGCTTCACAGCAGCAGCTTCGCCCTTATTCTCATCCTCTTCCTGATTGGAGATGATGACAGTACCGGCGATACGTGACCAACGGTACTCCAACTTGATAAACTCTTGCGTCTGCTGCACAGGGAGTGCGTCGTAGTACTGATAACTACCCACAGTCGGGTTGCGTCCAGTGAGCAGCGGATTAGTGATGTTATACCCACTGGGTTCGTTCTCAATCCTATCACGTGCAAAGCACCATGCCATCAACGCGTTCGACTGCATGGCTGCAACGATCAACTTCTTCCTGCTACGCTCAACCGTCGTAGCGAGGACGTTCTGGAGTACAGGCATCGTGATGATGTCCTACTTAGAGTTAAGCTCTGTGAAGACAGCCGACGCAATATCACGCCACGGTGTGTTGCTGCGGAAGTCTCCGCTGGAATTGCCATTCATCGATTGAGTACGACCGCCTGAGGGACTAACACCGCGCATATCACCCGGTGTTGACTGTCTACCACGTCCATTACCCGGTCGGCGCCTACTAGCAGCCTCAATCTGCGGGCGTAATGGCGAAGTGAAGTCCATACCACGACGTTCTACCCAACTACGTAGCTCGAAGTAGGCACGCTCCGGTGTAAGACCGTGCTGACTGACGAGATTGCTGATTTCTACACCATGCGTTTCAGCATGAGGGTGTTGTTGTACGAAGTTCTCCATTTGCACTTGAGCTTGCTCTTGGATACGTTCGTGTTGCTGCCGTTGACGTGCAGCCTGCTCTACCGGACCTAGACGCCGGTCAAGTTCATTGGTAATGACACGTGCATTGATCTGCGGCACTGCGTCATTGCCAAAGATGTCCTCCATCGTCGCGCCAGTAGCGAGAATGCGCGCAATAATGTCACGCACGGCGAGAATGGGGTTCTGTTCAGCCATAGCACGTAGCTGTAATGCTTCACGTGCCATCTGCGGCGACAGATTGTGCTGCTTCATCACCTGATCAATGCCTTGATAGGCTTGAAGGTGCTGTTGCATCGCCTTAATCTGGCGAGCGGACTGATTTGCAGCGTACTGTGCGCGGTTTAGGTTATAAGCTAGCTGCTTTTCACGCCGCGTAGCTGCAACAACCTCGCCATTTCGACCAAGTAGTTCACCTTTCGGTCCTCTACGTGGTTTATCTGTGAAGAGTTGGTCTTCTTTCTCTCCACGCTGCGCTTGATGACGATCACTTCCGGTTTCTGGCTGTGATCCGTCACCTCTACCACCACCTTGACCATCTTCAACACCCTGAGGATGACTAAGCGGGAGGTCTAACTGACCACCTTCACCACCACCATCACCACCGTCACCTTGTTGCTGACCTTCAGTGATGCCGAAGCTGTCACCGACAGCAGCCATCAAGTCTTTCTCTTCGCCAGGCATTATAGCCTCCTAAGAACAGCACCTTGTTGCATCTGTTGGATCATCTGCGTCGCTATTTCTGCAACGCTCTTACCACGTGCTAGCTGTATACCGAGTTGTTGCTTGATTTGCGGCGGCATACCATCTATAAGACCAGCAACTTGTTGCACTATCTGTGCAATGTTGTCAATTTCCATACCACCGCCACCTCCACCACCTCCACCGCCCGGTGCCTGTTGTCCACCTTGCGCTTGAGCACGTGCCTTCATCGCCTCAATCACCATCTGTTGCTTGCGATCTTGACCTTGCTGCGCGCCTTGCTGTTCTTGCTGTTCAGCTTGCTGTTCTTCAGGTGCTGGACCTGATGTTTCTTTCATGATGCCTTTGTAGATAAGCTCCCAGTCTTCTCTACTGACGACGACGTTATCGAACGCTTGTGAAAGAACCTTGAGGGCAACAACAGCAGCAATAGGAGTAGCACGAGTAAATTGACCGATAATTTGGCTAATCTGGAGAGCCTGTTCTTTCTTTGCACGTGAGGTAGGCTTAAGAGTACTACCACCAACAACGCGCGGAGTAAACAAGCGACGAATACCCTTTGCATCCATCTGTTCCCAGTCAGCGGCGAGTTTATCACCCAGTATGATAGCAACGTCATCTTTCTTCATGAACTGCAAGCACATCTGCGCTGTTAGCCACAAGACGGTGCCAACGCTATCCTCAATAGCGTCCATCTTCTCATCTGCGCGTGTCTGTACTTGCGACTCGTAGCTTTCAATGGCGCGATTGGTTGTGTTTGTCTTATACTCTACACCACGCTGCACAGACGCTACACCTGACAGACGATCGATAGCCTCCATGACAGGTTTCTTGTCAAAGAACTTCATCGCGTCGGCAGATGGTGGAAGGAGAGGGCCTAGGATGTCTGAGAGCTTCTTGCCTTCAGGTAGATCGACGCCGATCATGTTCGTGTCAGTAGTGCCGTTGATGAGAGCTTCCAACACCGAGGTGTCTTTGATGCTATTCTTGTCAAACACTACCTTACCAGATGCAAACTTCCTGACTTTGGCCCACTCGTTGTTGATGACGTTAATATCGTCCTGTTGGTCGAGATAATATGTAACTTCACCTTTGGCGTACATAGTGATCGGATCAGTGTGGAACTCCACAGGCACCACAGAGAAAAACTGATCGAGTGAGTAAGGATCATCCCACACCCACAGAGGATAACACCAGTCATTGCAGTTGTATAACTCAACTCGACGGGTGACTTTATCCCACACATAGACCACCTTCGTCATCTGCGCTGCTAAGAACGAGCGTTGATCAGCGTAGCCGTACTTAGAGTACTCAGCGGTGCTATAAGAGAAGAGTTGGAAGTTGTCTGTCTGACCGCGTTCGCCTTGATCTGGACTGATACCAGCCTTGATGACGTTAGAAGGTGAGAACACGCTCTCCCACTCATCGCTATCGGGTTTCTTGCGTCCGTACTTAGCACGCAGGAGTGATGTGTACATCAAGTCTTCAATCATCACCCAGTTACATTGACCGCTGAGATCTAAATCAGTCGCAGTATGATCGACAATGATCTGATCAGGTCTGCGCACCTTCACCCACGGGCCTGATGGCGTGAGCATGTCAATTGTCTCTTCCAACGCTAGCAGCTTGCCTTCACACTCCTTGATGTCCTTCTGCGACTTAGCCTGCTCGAGTTCAGCACTAAGACGTTGCACTTCCTCTAGCGCAGCCTCACTGCTGTTCTCTCTAAAGGTGTAACCGACTTCGAACCAGCCGACATTCGTTAAGGTTGTGCTGACGATGTTGCGTTTGACTTTACGCTTGAGGTTTAAGCCCGGTTGGGTCTTTTTAGCTGCTAAAGTATTAACGAGCTTTTCCACTACGCGCGCACGGGGTTCGTCCTCTTTGTCTTCGACTGTGAACTCAGCTTCGGGATTTTTAGTAAATAGCATAGGCACAAGTGCGGAGACATTAGCGAAGACGACGTTCTCGGTGCTTTCCATCGTACCTTGCAACGGCGTACCACTTGCCATCTCCTCATCACCACGCGATGAGGCGTTGTCACGTGTGTGATCATGGCGGTAGTAACGATACGCTTCAGACCATGCGTCTGCGTTCTTAGACATAGCAGACTTACCCTGATCGTAGCGTGAATGCCACAATGGGCCTCTGTGCTTAGACACAGGTATCTTGCTCTCACCTATCATGCGATACATAGGCGAGTCGTTGACAGCTTCAGCACCATCAGGCGACATCACGCCTTCGTAGCTGTTCATGTCAGCAGGTTGCGCTGATGGTCTGTTGTATTCTTCACCGCGATCGTATTCGTCAGCCATCACACAAAACCTTTGTCTTTAGCAACCCACAAGGGCATTGTGAATGTGCCATCACCATTGTCTTCGGCTGTTGACTTGGCTACCCATGCCTTGCGTGTGCCATCGTTCAGCAGCCATGCTTTCTCTGTTTCATGATGCACTTCGGCTGCGAGATCGAATAGCTCTTTCTCTTTAGCCATATCTATGCCCTCGCGGGTTCTCTGTTGACTTGTCACGCTCCTGCCACAGCATCCACGACGGTGTGCGCTCGTTAGCAGGGATTGCGTACTTGCCTATATCAGGCATCTCACTTAGCAAGTACTTTGTTGCGTCCATAGCGTGATCGTTGCGGTCGATGGGCTTATCAATACGCTCGCCGCTAGTAGATTGCTGCCAGAAGTAACCAGCGACTTCATCGGTCCACCAGTCAAGTTTAGCATTAACAAACAGACGTGGGGAGCCAGCGACACGCTTGATTGGATGTAGCAACTGTCTATTGATATTGAGGTACGCACCCACCTTGACGACACCATTGTTAATGTCACTGTTGCCGCGCTTCATGTAGATGTTGTCTTCTTTGAACATATCAGCGACTGTCTTACCCACAGTGCGACGGTTGACAGTCTTACGACCGAAGAT